ATCAACGCCTAATTCTTGTAGGTTTCTTGTGAAGATAGATTGGTTTAATTTATCTTGAGGAGTATCTTCATAAACAGGTCCCATCCACCGCCATAAAATAGTCCTATCACCGTCAGGAGCAAGTCCTACAACACCATCGGGTATCTCTCCTGTTTCTAATGCTACGTTAATTGCTTGTTGTAATTTAACCTCATATTTCATCTTTCCTTTTTGATATTTTTCAACTGCTTTTTCATCAGACATATCCTCAGGAACAATTGGATATTTGATTCCAGAAACAAAAGCTAGTGACTTTTTAAATATCTGTTCTTCTTGGAAAAGTATTAATTCAAAAACTTTACAAATACCATAGGTATATAGCTGTAGGCATTTCTTCTTAGCAGTAGCACTGACACGTCCATAAGCCGATTTAATCTCGGTTGCAGTGACATTTGTAATACTTAGGTCATCTATGCCTCCTAAAGCCAGTCTTAGCTCACTACGTAGCTGTTCTGCGTATCTAGCCTGATCGGTACTAACTGCATTAGGTGTAATGAAACCAACACGGTCAGCTGGCTCCAAGTTTGCAATGACCCTTGGTACACGTAGACCTGAACCTGGCTTGCCTATATATCCTGGCTGCGTTCTACTTACTGGGTCTTGTTTAAATGTTGAACTAGAAAGAGAAAACTCTGATTGGAATCCTGATTGACTTGAAATACTTGGTCTTTGTGCAGAACCATCATCAGCAGCTTCTACAATATCTTGCTTAGGACGAGAAGAAAGTAATGTTGGATTACCAAAGAACGACAAGTTTGCTCTTATGTTCTTAACCATCTCATCATGAGCGATGATTTGATTAGCTAACCACTCAAATTCACCAGCACCATCAGTACCAAAAGCATCAGGATTATTAAATACTTCTACACATGGAATAAACTCCATAGTGTTTTCTAACACTTTCTTATTCTGAGCCGAATAACCAATATTCTCTTGATCAAAAGTTATTTCCTGTTCACTATGAAACTCTTCAATCTCTGTTGCAGTAATACGTAAACGCATATAACGCTTATCTGTATTTAAACCTGCTCCTTTAAATCCTTTTTTAGAACGGACTTTATAAGGATAGATGATGATTACTTCTTCTAAATCACCTTCTGGTGTGTAATAAGTCCTATATGAATCCTTATCAAACCAGTAAATACGATAAGTCTTTCTTGTAGGTCTGATATAAAATAATCCTTTTCCATAAGCTAAAAATCTATCCCAAATTGAATCAAGTCTTGCATCTAATGTATTGAACTTAATTACTTGTTGAATAAAATCAAATCTTTGAGTACCTAAATTATCTTGTTGGGGAAAGAACTCAACTCCTTGCCTTATCCCAAACATCTTCATCTGAGATAGATGGGCGTTGACCAACATAGTATCGGCGGTACTACTACCATCCCGATCTATGACAGCTTTTACAATAGAATCGAGTGCGTTTTTACTATTACTATCGCTCATGAGTGTTTAGGAATTTGTTCTATTCTTCAATGTTGTAACCAGCATGGAGACGCCTCAATGTGATGACATCATCCTCCACCTCAACTTCAAATCGTTCATTAGGCTGTATAGCCATGTCATGGCAGATTTCATCGTTAAGAGGAATTACTGCAGAACCATAAGCATCTTGCTCCAGTTCAATCTTGTAATAACTAGGTGACATTGGAAAGTGGTATAACTAGTTTAAATCGTCAATACTCTAACTCTAGTTTTCCTCTGGTCATCAATCCATTACAAAGCCAAACTAAAGCATCAACACAATCATCATGAGAGCTAACACCGAAATTGACAATCTCATCTGTTAACGCAGTGAACTTTCGATACTTATTAAAAATAATCTTTCTCTGTTCAAATAAACCCATAATTCCCCTAAACCGTGCAACTTTGTCTCCTCGAAATCCTTTAACAGGATGCCAAAGAACGTTATACAATCCCTGATCTCCTAAACAGATTCGTTTGAAGTCGGCTTCTAAAGATGCCTGATATGCAACAGCTTCAGACCAGACATGAATAGAACTACCTGTAGGAAAGTAATTATCTCCATCTTTATGAATAACTCCCCACTCATCTAGCATTTCCATTAATGCTTCTAATTTTTCTAAATTACCCATTATTCTCAATCTTTTGCAATCAATCACATGAATCTTGTTTCCTATCCTTCCACCCATAACAAAAGCAGTAAAGTCATTCTGCTCTCTTATACCAGCTGATAGATCAACTCCAATACCCATAGCATCAAACTGAGTTGCGATACCTCCTTTAACAACCAAATCTGGAGAAAGGGATAACTCACTTGTCTGTATTATTTGATTCTGATACTGGAAACTAAAAGCAACTGGAGCTTGACGTCTTCTATCTCGTAAATAATCCAAAGACCACATATCTGGCCAATAAGAAATCTCTTCACCATCTTTATCAACAGTGATTGCAGACTGAACTATCTGAACCCAATCATTTGCTGGAGTGAAAGTACTGTTATGAATATCATCATGTCTAAAACGTGTACCTAGACAAATAGCTCTTCCGCCTTCAAACATAGTGGGAACAATAACCGAGTTCCAGTTATCTTGCATAGCTTGGCGAATATCTCTGTTCTTTATGTCATCAGCACTTTTGATAGCGTCATCAATAATACAAAGATGAGAACGTTTAGATGTCACCGCACCTTTTAGTCCTGCACAACAAACAGTAAACTCTTCTTCACCAGTAGATTTAATTCCTGCAAATTTCCAATCAATACTCCAATACTCATTAGAGTTAATACCTTTGGCTATTTTTACTTTTGGAAAGATTTCACGATATGTTTTACTTTCTTCAATAATTCTTTTTATAGCTGCACTCTTAGGTCTAGCAACATCAACTGTGTAAGAAATATATAACACCTTTAAAGGCATTTTCTTAAGAGCATGTATACCAACAGTCCAAGCTGTATATAAACCAAGGATTGTTGATTTAGCACTACCTCTAGGTGCCAAGATATCAATATTGGGTCCACCAATACCAACTAAACATTCACTGTCTTTTCCAGTACAAAGATAACGATGCCATTCTTTGTGGTGAGTGGCGGGTGGTTTATCTCCTACAACATCACAAAAGTATGCAAAATCTTCTCGTGCTCTATCTATATCAATATTAGAAGTTTTTTTAACAACTTGTTGTTTAGCGGCTGCTCTCGCAGTTCGTCGATAAACACTGTAGATACTTGTTCCTGCCATGCACGTAGCATAGCTTAAGAATCTTTAACTTTCTTCCTGTAATATTTTTGTCCAGACTCCCATTGATGCTTCTTGTAATGGACCTTCAATTGGATCATCACGGAAAATAGTTAACATCTCACGCAAAGCTCTATCTGCACCAGCAAGAATTAAACCTTGTTTATCCATCAATATCTTTTCATCGCCTATTTGTTTTATAGAACCACGTAGTTCTTTCTGCAACATTGCAATACGTGCTGTACCCATATCTTGTTTAACCATCCCCATGTCAATTGCTTGGCGTAACTTCGCAATATCTTCTTGCATATTATCTATTTCTTGTTCTAATAAAATATTAAAATTGCGCTTTTTAAATTTCTTCTTCGACCATCCATCACACTCAACTATTGTTCCCTTGAAACCAAGGAAACGTGAGTATAAATAAATTTGAATTGGGGAAGCTGTTTGTTTGCAAAAAGCTAGGAATGATTCGCGGTCTTTGTCTGTTAAAGAGCTAACCCATTTGTTCATGCTTTATAGGCCGATTGTGCTTGGCCGTAATCTCTAGCTTCTTTATAGCGACGGAACATCTCTCTTTGCAAGTCTGTTTCTCTGACTTGCTCACCTTCTGTTCTTCTTGTTGCTCGTGTTTCTTGCCCACCAGTTCTCATTCCTGCTCTCTGCTCTTGACCTTCTACTCGACGAGTACCTCTTGTCTGTGCTCCAGTTTCTGCCATCCCTGCCCTTTGTTCTTGTCCTGCAACTCTGGCAGATGCCCTTTGTTGATAGCCTGTTTCTTCCATGCCTGCACGTTGCTCTTGTCCTGCAACTCTGGCTGATGCTCTCTGCTGTGCTCCTCCTTCTGCTAAGTCAGCTCTTCTTTCCTGACCACCGACTCTTTGTCCTAAACGTTGTTGATAACCTGACTCTCCTAAACTCATTCTCTGCTGTCTTCCAGTTTCTGCAGTTCCAAGACGGTTTTGTAACCCTTGTTCTGCCATGCTCATCCTTGTCTGTAAACCAGACTCTCCCATTCCTAATCTTTGTTCTTCTCCTGCAACTCTTGCACTTAAACGTTGTTGCTCTCCACCAACCATTTGTCCTAATCTGCTTTGCGCTCCTGTGGTTTGATCTCTTCTTATATCTTGATCAGTATAGAACTCTCGTTGAACACGATCTAATTCTGCAGCAGTTTCTAAATTTAATTGAGTCTGAGTATTCTGTATATCCATTAATGCAATTTGAGATTGCAAAGAAGGATCATTTAATTTAGTAACTTCTTGTGATGTATCTCCCCCTCCTGCATCATCGTCACCTGTTAAATTACTGACAGCGTTAGTTTGAACACTGTTTAAGTAATCACTAGCAAATTGCGTACCTATTTGTTTTACGTCTTCAGACATAACTACTATCTATTTTGTATCTATTCTACTGAACGTGAATGGTTAAGTTACACGGATACCAGAATAACGTCCAAGTCCAGACTGGGCAGCAGTTGTAGCTGCATTTAACAGCTGTGCTTGTCTACTAGCATTTTCTCTAGCAGTTAAAGCAGACGCATACATACGAGCTTGTATAGAACTAGGCATTCCTTCAGAAGTTCTTCTAGCTTCTGCTAAAACTGGAAGCATTGCTCTAGCTAATTTTGGATTATTTTCTATTGCGTAGGCAAGTTGATCTTGAATAACTTGGTTATATCTTTCTCTTTCTTTATTAAAAACAAAATCTCTGTACTGCTCTGATTCTGCAGCCTCTTCAAGACTAGGCACAGATCTACCTGAAGCAATATCTGCTCTTCTTTTTTCTTCTACTAATTTGTTTTCCTTCTCTTGATTCCACTCTTTACCATAACCAGAACCAGGACGTAATCCCTTTGTATGTTCTTCTCCACGAATATTGCCTCTTTTATCAAAGTCTGTTATGTCTTGAAGTATAAGATCAGCAAAACCACCTAAAAATCTTCCAAAAGGATCATTATCTTTAACATCTGCACCTACAAGAACTTGTCTTTTATTTATACCACTTCCACGTTCCTCTGTTTTAGCTCCTTCAGGAATGTCAGCTGGCTCCACTCGTACTGTGGTGTACATACTTGGATCAGTTAATTCGACTTCTTCGCCAGTAGTAAAGTCAATGCCTTTTGTTTTTGGGACTTTTGCAATTAAATCCCCTAAAGAATATTTTGCAAGTAATCCTTCTATTGAGTCTTCCATGTTTTAGTAGTTATACTGTTGAGTTAAAGCTTGACCAGCTTGTTGAGCCCCTGTAAGACCCATACCTAAACCAGCGGCTTGTGCAGCTG